CTAAGTGTCAAAAATAAGGCTCTAATAGGCTTTAGTGTAGATATAAGTAAAAATTATAATGTTGGCTACTCAGGTAGCTTTTATTTAAAGTTAGGAAAATGATGCAGTTTTTAAAAAAGATGGTTTCAAATGACAAAGAAGTTTCCTCTAAAAGAGTAGCAGGATTATTCTCATTATTGAATGGAATAATTTTAGCTTACTTGTCAATTAAGTACGATATTAAAGAATGGGCTTTTAATGGCTTGTTAGGTTTTTCAGCTATAGCACTTGGCTTAACCACAATTAATCAAATCTTTGAAAAAAAGCCTAATGCATAACATTACAAACTCGACTGAATTATCTTCAGTAGGTATAGCATCTACAACTATCTCTTGGCTATCTTTTATGGAAGTAGTTAAGGTAAGCCCTTACACTCAATTAATCGTGAATATTCTTTCCATAATTTGGTTGTCATTACAAATCTATAATTTCGTAAAGACAAAGTTCCTAAATGGAGCTACTAAAAAAAGAAAGAATGCAAATCACAACTCACTTTAGTTTAGCAGAGTTTACTAGAAGCGAATCCGCTAAAAGACATGGGGTGTCTAATGATCCTACTCCTGAGCATCTAATTAATATTACAGTTTTATGTAATCAAGTGCTTGAGCCGATAAGAGAAAAATACGGCTCACTTAATATTTCTAGTGGATATAGAAGCAAAGTATTAAACCATTATATAGGCGGAGCATTAAGCTCACAACATTGCGAAGGGAAAGCTGCTGACATCGACCAGGATGATATGCCTAGTTCTAACAACGTAGAGATATTTCATTTCATTAAAGATAATTTAGAGTTTGACCAATTAATATGGGAAATGGGTGATGCAAGTAAGCCTGATTGGGTTCATGTTTCTTATAATGATGGTAAGAATAGAAAGCAAGTGTTAAGAGCACTTAAAGTAAATGGCAAGACAGTTTACTCCGTATATAAATAACCAACCAAACCAATATGAGCAAAACCAAAAATGTGGGCATCATAGGCGATACCCATTTTCCATTCTGTCATCCTAAATACCTCGACTTTTGTTATGAGGTGTTTAACAAGTTTCAATGTACTGAAATCGTACACATTGGAGATGAGGTAGATAATCATGCTATCTCTTATCATGAAACAAACCCTAATGGAGAATCAGCCTCCAAAGAATCACAATTAGCCCTACAACAATTAAGTATTTGGTACAAGCGTTTCCCTAATGTAAAAGTATGTATTGGCAACCATAGTGCCTTACATAAAAGAAAGGCTATTACAAGCGGTTTACCGAGCCGTTTTATTAAATCCTATGAAGATGCTTGGGAAGCTCCTAGAGGCTGGAAATGGAGCTTAGAATGGGAAATAGATGGTGTTCTATATACCCATGGTACAGGATCATCAGGACAGGCAGGTGCAATCAATAGAGCAAGGGATTCAAGACAATCTACAGTCATAGGTCATATCCACTCCTTTGGGGGAGTTTTGTACTCCTCAAGTGATAAGGATATGATATTCGGTATGAATGTGGGTTGTGGCATCGATATTAATGCTTATGCAATGGAATATTCACGACCTTTCCCCAAAAGACCAACACTTGGTTGTGGAGTGGTTTTAGATAGCGGAAGAATTGCTATATTCGTACCTATGCCATTAGGCAGTAAGATAATTAGGTTACCCAAAAAATAGATCGTAGTTAGTAAACACAAGAGTGTATATCGTATTGATAATCAATATGGTATGCACTTTTTATTTCTATAATAATTAAAATGTAAATTTGTATGAGCAATCAACAACCTGAAGAAGTAATCAAAAGTTTGAAGTTAGAGCAAAGAATTTTAGAACAACGATTGAATGAGGTAATGATGAAGCTGAGATTAATCATTATAAAAGAAAGTGCTAAAGATGTTAATGCACATCGTACAATTAACAGAGGATGATAGCTATGAGTATGGCGATGGTGTTGAGCAAACCAATGCTCACATTAATATTAATTTAGTGGAGTCTGTTACAGATGATGATGAATACGAAGATAGATGCTTTGTATATATGCAATCCCAAGACTACTTCTACATAAACGAGAGTTCAGATTCATTTATAACTAGGTATCAAGCTATGCTTTACGGAAGTATACTTACCAAGTTTTACGATAATACAAATAGGCAATCATAAGAAGCTCTCATAGTTGGTGGTTTTTGGTTTACCTACTCCTTAAAAAAGAGTAGGTTTTTTTTGGTAGTTAATTGCTAATTATTACCTTTGAGTCTTGAAGGACATACGCATAATAAAGGAAAATCAAGCCTAGGTTTCTACCTGGGCTTCTTTATTATAAAAAACCCCCACCTTATTTAAGGGTGAGGGTAACTATTAACACAAAACACAAACTATTTTTTTCTATACTCTTGAATAGCATAAGTCATCAATGCTATTAACGTAAGCACATATAATGCTCTTGATATCCAATGCCAGTTGTTTGGGTTAAATTCACCTAATACAAAAGCATAAGGCAAATATACTACTACCAACAACACTAACAAATTTAGAGTGAAATCTTTTATAGTTTTCATTAAAATGGTAATTTTTCTTTTGGTTTACCATCAGCCTTCCAAGTATCAAGCTCGATATAAAATCCAGCTTCACCAGGAGTAGCTCCTTTTTTTTCTTTGATTAAGATGTTGCACCAACCGTTGTTAGTTGCTGCGAAATCACTCATCTTTTTTAAATCATCTGGTCCGAATGATACTTTTTTAAATTCACCGAACGCAGTTTTCATAGTTTGTGATCTGCCTAAGAAAACCTTTTCTTTACCTGCTGCCATGTTGTTTATTTTTGATTATTAATTACTTTCCTTGACCTCTACTTGGTTTTGGTCTTGGAGAATGTTTGTTAAAACTCTTTTTTGCTTTACCCATTTTTCGTTTTCCGAAGTTCACCTTCGATGAGTTCCCAGTCTTCGCTTTCGCCATCTTGAAATATGTTAATTATGATTCTTTCATCTCTTATTTGCTTACATAACATTGCTATCCCTCCTGCATAAGCTAACTCATTTAAGAACATTAACTGTTCTGATGATATTTTATCGCCTATTGCTTTTACCTCACAAGCAACGAATGTGCCATATTTCTTACTATAACCAATAATATCAGGTACTCCTTTCCTTCCTATGAACGATCTACCTCTAACGGCAAGGTTGTTATTCCTCCATACATCGTTTCCATTATCCTTTAAATACTCCAACATCATTTTGGTTAAGTCACTAGCTGAGTGGTATGCCATAAGTTCAAAATTACATAATATATTTAATATATAGTTAGTACCAACGTATCAATTCCTCAGTTGGCATCTTAACATATTTGATTCCATCCTTCTCTTTTGTTTCTCCAATGCGAAAATATCTTCTTGCTTTAGCCCTTAAAAACTCTGCTCTGATAAATACTATCCTATCCCTTAAGTCTAAGTTAAAAGCAAAGAACTCTGCTCTACTATCTGCTATGCCACTAGGTAACCCATTGTTCTCATACTCTAGCAAAAAATATTTTTTCTTTAGTGCTTCAGTTTGATGTATTACAATAATCTTAGTGTTCTTAGCAAATAGTTTTATAGCCTGGTAAGTTCCATCTTTAGCCTTAGCCTCTTCTATTTCAAACTTTCTACGATTTCTGTATCCTCTGCGTTGCCCCATTTTTTAATAGTTTTAGATTCTCTAATCTCGAAAGAGTCTATATCATTTAAGTCAGAAGCTATCAAGATTTTTAGAACAAGGTAATCACAAAAGTCTAAATCCATAGTTTCTTTGCCAATCTTAATCTTAACTCCATCACCATGTTCTTTGATGTGACCATATATTGTACCTTTTAATGTTTCAGCCCATTCAAGATTATTAGAATAAAATACGACTCTTTTGTCATCATCATACATAATGTCATAATCATGCTCTAATCCTTCTCCTAAATTGTTTTCAACGTAAACTTGTTTCATGTTATTTGTTTATTAATTTGTAAAATAATTTCTTTAATAGTTCCCAAATAAAAATAGTTAATAGATATTTCATTTGAATTTCTTTATGAGTAATATTACTACTGCCATTAAACCTAATGCTCCTAAAAGGAATAAACCAAGTATTGCACCAAATAATAGTCTAGTAAACTCAATCAATATTTGTATCATTTCTTTCATTGTTTCTTTGTTGATTTGATTTAACTTTTTTAAATGTTTTCTCCTTTCTTTTATCAGACATCTTAAGCATATCGGTGATGTAAGCAAACTCTTTTTTATCTTTTTTAGTTAAGTCTGGATGAGTCTTTATTCTGTAAAGCACATCTTCCATGGGTATAAATGTTTCGTTAAGCATAATCTTCAAATTTCATTGTTTCAGGTAAAAATCTTAGTGCGATATTTTTAGTACTTCCATGCCTATTCTTCTCCACTTTACAAACTACTAAATCCCTTGGAGAATATTCCTTACCTCCAATCTCAATAGCTTCAGTCATCTCATAGTAAGCAGGTCGCATAAGCATAATAACCGCATCGGCATCTTGTTCTATTGATCCTGATTCCCTTAAATCTGATAACTGAGGCATTTTATCTCCTCTTTCTTCTACCCTACGAGATAATTGAGATAGGGCGATAATAGGTACTTCCAACTCCTTAGCTAGAGCTTTAAGACTTCTACTGATGTAGCTCACCTCTTGCTCTCTGTTTTGGTTTGATTTGCCTGTTCCACTCATTAGTTGGAGGTAATCAATAAAAATTACCTTGATTCCGTACTTCTGCTTCATAATCGTGGCTTTAGCTCTAAGTTGGGTTACACTTATACCGCCCATATCTTCAATATGTATGGGGGAAGTTAATAACAAGTCATCTGTCTTTAAAAGCACCTTTCTTTGTGCATCATCTATAATATTCATTCTAAGCCATTTTAAGGGCAGTTCTGAGCTGATTGACTCTAACCTTTCAACTAACTGCTCGGAGCTCATTTCAAGGCTAAAAATAGCCGTAGGAACGTTATTTAGACAAGCTAGTTGGTAGATACTAGAAAGCATAAAAGCAGTCTTACCCATCCCAGGTCTTGCAGCTACAATAACTAAGTCAGGTTTAACCCATCCACACAAGGTATTATTTAGCTCATTAAAACCTGTGTTATATCCCAATAATTCCCCTTTTTGAGCAGTATCACGAGAATAATTAATTGATAAAATAATATCCTCCATCATTTTCTCGTAGATATTACCAAACTCTTGCAGTTGAATGAGTTTTTTGCTCATCTCAGCCATAAAGTCTATGGTTTCTACCTGACCACCAACCGCCCCATTCACGAGTTCCCTGCCCAGCTCAATCAAAATTCTACGCTTGTATAACTCTATGATTAACTCTATATGAGTGTTTAGGTGAGCAGTTGTTACCACATCCTTAGTTAACTCTGATAAATAGTAAGCGTTTACTTGATCCGTTTTTTTACAATCTACTAATCTTTGGAATACTGTTGTTAAGTCTATTTGAATATTCTTATCATACATATCCTTAATGACTCTAAACACTAATTGGTGCTTATAATCATAAAATATATCCTCTTTTAAGTAGTTGATTACCAATGATAAAGACTTTTTGTCTATCAAAAGTGAACCTAGGATGTTTCTTTCTACTTCTATGTTTTTAGGTAGGTCTATAACTTGCATTACTTTAGTTTTATTTTTGTGTTTGTTGTGTTTATAGGTTCAAAGTTTTTAGAGTTCTTTACCCATGTTCCAATTCTTCTACTTACATCAAAGAATTTTTGGTCTTGATATCTCATCTTTCCTTTTGCATCTGCTTCAGTCCAGTAGTCTAAAAAAGATTGGTATTGATTACCTAGTTTATCCTTAAATTCATTTACTCTATTAACGAAAGCTTCTTTATCCTTATATAACTTATTAGTATTATTAATAGATGTATTATTAATCAATGTATTAATACCCTTCGCCTTTTCCGAATACCCCTCTTCGGTATTACGAATACCCCCTTCTGTTTTCCGAATAGGTATAGTAGGTGTTAAAATCCTTTGTTTTACTTGTTTTCCTTCGTACAAAAGAAAGGTGGTAATATATCCCTTAGAAACTAAAGAAGTTATCATTTCACTTATCCTTGAATTGCTTAAGTTAAAAAACTCGCCAAAATAACCATTAGAAGCAAAGCATCCTTTTTCCGCATCTAAGGAATCAATCTCTACTAACAAAAGTTTTTCCATCCAGGTTAAATTATGATCTAACCATACATCCTTGGGAATCCATACACCTTTAAAATCTCTGTTCATAAAATAAAAAAAGCCCATCGGATTTGCTGGTAGTTGCAGTACCAACGCCTCCTAGGGCAAAAAGTTCTAAATGAGTCTGCAACACTCACAACAAATATACTAAAGTTCCTTAGCAATCCTAAAAACCACCTTTCTATTTTCTACCATAAATCTCTTACGAGCCATAGGGTTAAGCGATTCTCTGATTACTTGAGCTGCTATCTTAGTCTTACGACTAGCTAAAGCTGCTGATTTAAAAATAACCTCTTCTCTTGTGTCAGTATAAACCATTCTAATGGCTACTGAGTTCTCTAATCCTTTTATCTCACCTGGCATCTTCTGTTGGTTTAAAATGGTTTTTTAGTCCTTTAATGAATGATTGATTGGTTTCATGGAACTCCCTTTTAGAAAAATAATCCTCATCTATTTCCCCACCATCCATTGAATTGGGGTAGATGAGTATGTCATCATCGTAAAAATTACGCACTCTACCTGTTTTGTAACATACCACTTTCCATATGGTGTTTGTATCTGTTCCGTAATCAATCCATGCGATGCACTTTCCATATCCTAAAGGGGTTAAAACATCAATAGTGTTTTTTAATTGGTGTATCATTTCTTTAATGATATTTTAAAGGTGGTTGTAGATACTCTAGGAGCAGGATGTACCATCTCACCAGTTTCAGGATCAACCACAGGAGAAGTAATCGACCTTAACATCTTCTCTCTTTCTTTAAGGGCATATTTAAGGCTCTCTACTTCCTTATTTAGCTTATCCCAAGCATAATCTTGCTCGTAGATATACTTCACTCCTGATTCAATCCTAGCAACCTCGCTACCTAAGACTTCAGCCTTGCCTTGAGGATACTTATCAAGCTCACCTACTACCAAGTCACGAAGGTCAGCTCTTACCTCATCAAATAGCTGAGAGATAGCATCCATTCTAACTAAGGTTTCTAAAGGAGATTGTCCTGTTTCTTTAAAGTGTTCTACTATAGTGCTTTTAATCACACTATTGTTAAATTTACTAGGCTCGTATGAAGCCAATTCTATTTTTGGTAATGATAATTCGTTCATTTTATTTATTTTTAATAGTTAATATTTCATTGTAATCTCTAAATTCATCAATATTCCATTTACCAGTTGAGCAAAATAATTCTTTATTAGAATCCCAAATCGGCTCAGTTGTCACTAATCCATTGCCTGTACCATCTTGATTAATCATTAATACAATAGTGTAATTAGTATGTTCATCACCTGATATCATTAATTTAGGAAAATCATAGTATGAAGATATTGCTCCAGTTATTTGTAATGCCATATTATTTCTTTTTACTTGTTAACGCATCTTTTTTACTCTTCATTAGCATCATTAAAGCTTCATCACTTTCGATGTATGCTTTATGTGCAAAAAATACCTCGGTTAAATCTTTCATTCTAGTAACCGCAGCTATATCTTTAATAAGTTGTACTCTATCAATCTCAATAGGCACTTCTTCCGCCATTACTTCAACTACTTGGGTTTTTTTAGGGGCATCATCCTTAGCAAAATCCATCTCTTCAGCAGGTGTTGCCTCGAATCCAGCAGCTTTCATCAACCAGGCTAAAAGGTTTCTATAAGCCTTACCAATGGCTCTAGTTTGTGCCATAGATAAAATAGCATACTCATCAAAATAACGCTTGGTTTTCTCCTTGTTAGAGCATAAAGCGATACCTACTGCCATTAGTTGACCTGTGGTAATGTTACGCACTTCGCATTTAGCTGAATATCTTATTTCATCTTCCTTGGACATATCCGTAGTTTCTGTGATAATCGGCATTAGTCCTAAGGAAGCACCAGCAAACTGCCAACCTTCTACGTTAACAAACTGTTTGCCTTGGATATTAGAGGACAATCCTTTCTCTTTAATTAATCTTGATAAATCTTTAGATAAGTCAAGCATAGATTCTGCATTGACAATATCAAATTTGGGTTTAGTTTGAAGTTCCATACTGTAAGGTTTTTTGGTTTTTTAGATTCTGAGTAAAAAATACGGCTTGTCTTATTGGGTGTTCTTCCCAAAAGTTTACGATGCTTTGCATCATTTCTAAACTACTTTGTGAATAGTTAATGTTGTGGATCACTTTAGCAATAAACAATCTTTGTTCTTGCTCATCCCATTTTGAAAAATCACTTGACATAATTGGTGTGTTTTGGTTTATAATATGTTTTGAAGGTTTTTTAGATCGTTAATAGTCGCCTCATCATAGCAAAGCAAGTTATTAATGTTTTGGATGGCATGGATGACAGTTGTATGGTCACGATTAAATAACGTACCAGTAGCTTTAAGCTTGTATTTAACCTTGTTTCTGATGATATAAATAGCCATGTGTCTAGCCTTAATAATATCTCTACATCTTGACTTTCCTATAATATCTTCATTAGTAACTGCATAGTAGCTACAAACCTTTTCTATAATCTCATTACAAAGAGCTAGTCTTTGCTTAGGAGTCATCTTTCTGTTACTAACAGAAGGCATAATCCAATAGTTAAAATTTTTATTCTGACTGAAAATCATAGATAGAGTTTTTAATGTCATCAATTTTTTTAGCGTAGTAGGTTTCTACTATTTCAATCATCTCCTCATCAGCTTTGGCTAAACGAGTTTTTACTAGGTAAGGGCTGAATCCAGTTGCCTCACAAATCTTCTTTATATCGCCATATTTAAGCATGGCACGATAATCTCTAATCAGCATTTTTGGTTTTTTTAAATAGTTTATAATGTCTATCAATGGATCGCATAGCAGCCTCAATAGAGGTAAAATACGAAGCTCTCCAATAGTAGAACTTGTCTAGGGGTTTTTTGTTATCCCAATGGATAAACATACCCCTGTAGATGTAGTCTTTCTTCATTCTATGACTATCAATAGTAATCATAAAATAATCCTTAAGACCTTTTTGTTTTAGATGGGATGGTGTTGGGTGCACAATTCAAATTTTTAGGCTAGTTTATAAATAGTTTCTAATACTTCCTTTTGAGCTTTTAAATCCAATCCAGATGCAATGTTTAAAAATAAATCGTAGGCTTTATCCTTATTATGGGATAAACTATCAGATACATAAACATCATCTTTTTGGGTAAAATAGACTACTTGGTTAGATACTTTGTTGGTTTCTTGAATGAACTCAATTTTTGTTGACATAATTAAGGGTTTTGTATTTTGTTAAGTTTTTGGTGTCTTTGGAAATAGGATGTAATCCCTTGAGAATTGATTTGACTCATAACATTCTCGTAGTATCTAGGGTGTATGCAAGTTTTTGCCGAGTAGTTGTAATAAACATCTTCTCCTTGCTTGATAAGTTCGCCAGTCATACTGCAATAGCAATCGAA